GAAACGTCGCAAAGATAGGAAGTGCGGCTGTCGCAAAGGCCATACGAAAGGCCGGCTGCTCAATGATTGCCGTAACGTGTCATTACGATATTATCGAATGGCTCGAACCTGACTGGGTACTTGATATGAAAACACAGACGTTTTCAAGGGGGCGGCTTCGGCGACCAGAAATCAAAATTGACGTTGCAAGCGTTTCGCGTGAAACGTGGGGAATCTTTGCGAAGTATCACTATTTGACGCATAATTTACATAAAGCCTCGAAATGTTTCGGCTGTTTTATCGGCGACGATTGCGTCGCTTTTGCGGCAATACTTCCGTCAGCAGGACATTTCGGAATCTGGCGCGTTCATAGAATCGTTGTACTGCCTGACTATCAAGGAATTGGAATCGGTCGGGCTTTTCTCGATATACTCGGCTCGATGTTTCAAGAACAGAAAAAAAGGCTCACGATAACATCGTCGCACCCTGCTATAATCCGCGGTCTGGGAAAGTCGAAGACTTGGCGATGTACACAATTCAATAAGACCGGTACAGGTCGAAACGGCGGCGTTCTGAAAGTCGGAATGGCAAAGACCGAAAGGCGCGGTGTTACGCTGGCGTCGTTTGAATTTAGAAGACAAGAAAATAATTGTGTTGATACGAAACACAATGCACGACGGAAGGCGGGACGACCGGAAGTACGAATAAGCGTTACAAAAAAACGTAAATAGTTATTTAAAAAGGATTTATGTAAAATGACTGTAAAACGTAAAAATGACAATTATTTAAAGAACCGCGACGTCTTGAATAGAGAAAATAAGGCTAAATCCTTGTTGAATATAGATTTACTATTGCTAAATGTCGAAATGAATTATAGTGTATCTCTTAAAACTATCCGCCGGTTGTTTAAAACGACGATAAAAACTTATAAAAACGGTGTGCTTACTTTGGAAAGGTTGTAAAATGTCAAAAAAACGAAACAGGCCGCGTCAGGACGAACAGAATCAAGTTGACCCTACAATTCCACACCCCCCAGAATCAGAACAAACCACGAACGATTTAAACGTGTCTAACGACACAGGAAATAATGAAAATGACGCGGAAGTTGTTTTAAATGATGAACTTATAAAAAAACTTGAGGCTTTTTGGTCTTTGTCAGATGAAAGAACAATGTCGGACAAAGAGATTGCAGACGCGTTGAGTATAGAATATAAGAGACTTGAAAAATGGCTCACGCGTAACGTTAAGAACCTTGTCGGTATTCGCGCGCGCGCGCGCGGCAAGGTAAAAGCCGGTTACTTATCGCGGCTTAATAGACTGGCAATTAAAGCCGAAGCCACAGGAAAGTTTTTGGATTCTGCGAAGATATGTTTCTTTTTACTTGAACGTCAATTTCCAAAAGAGTACGGCCGGATGTTGAAGTTACAGGAATCGAAATCTGCCGACTGGCTGGCGAACGCGACGGAAGACGAAATCAAAAAGTTTATTGCGGATAATCAACAGATTTTAGATTCACTGGAAAATAATTAAATGTCGATTGCATTGTCAGCACAGACGAATATTGCCCGCGCTGTTCAGGAAATGAAAAAACGAAAAGCGCGTAATTCGTTTATTGACTTTGTCAAATACACTTATAACGGCGAATATCAAGACGCTTGGTTTCATAGATACGTTGCTAAAAAACTTGAAGACCTGATTTTTAGACGGACAGACAAAAGATTTTTGATGTTGTTTATGCCGCCCAGACACGGCAAAAGCGAATTGGTATCAAGAAATTTGCCGCCTTTTTATTTTGGTAATTTCCCAGACCACGAAATCATATCGACGACTTACGCGCAAACGTTGTCAAACGCTATGTCGCTGGATGTTCAAAGAATTATGACCGGCGATAAGTACGGCGATTTATTTCCAGACGTCAAACTTGCCATTTCAGGAATTGACAAAAAGTTTTACGAACGTCAGAGCGCAGAATACTTCGATATTGTGAACCACAAAGGGCATTATCTTTGTGCCGGTGTCGGCGGCGCGATAACAGGTCGCGGCGGTAATTTGATTATTATTGACGACCCAGTGAAAAACAGACAAGACGCGGAATCCGAAACAGTACGCGAAACTGTTTTGAACTGGTATAAATCGACGTTAAGAACGCGCTTAATGCCTGACGGCGTTGTGATTCTTTTAATGACACGCTGGCACGAAAACGACTTGGCTGGCGAAATCATAAATCAAATGCGGAATGAGCCTGACGCTGACCAGTGGGAAATTGTGGAAATACCGGCGTCTTATGAGGCAAGCGAATACGCGCCGGCAGAAGACACACGAACAGACGGTCAACCGTTATGGCCGACACGTTACGACGAATCAGCTTTAAAAAGAATCAAGGCGACGCTTGGGTCTTATGACTGGTACGCGTTGTTTCAACAGAAGCCCAGACCATCGGGCGGCGCTGTTATTAAACGTGAATGGTTACAGCAGATTTTAAAGAAAGCGCCTGACGGCTTATCGTGGGTACGCGGTTACGACTTGGCTGTTACTGCCAGCACAAAGGCCGACAAAACATCGTCTATTAAAATGGCGATTGACGCGGCGCAAAACATCTTTTTATCAGGCGGTTTCGAGGGTCAATGGGAATGGCCGACGGTTAAAAAACTTATCGGCGCTGTCGCAAAACGTGAAGTTATTCCGGTCGGTATTGAAGCTGTCGGAACGCAAAAGGCTTTTGTTCAAGACTTACAGTCTGACGATGAACTTATGCACGTTGCCATAACAGGGTATAACGTAACGAAAGATAAATTGACGCGCGCTTTGCCGTGGGTTGCAAGAGCAGAAGCCGGAAAATTATATTTAATTGAGGGCGAATGGGTCGATAAATTTATTGACATAGCCGTTAGATTTACCGGAACAGACGGCGAAGACGATAATATGATTGACGCGATAAGTATTTGCTATACGATGTTATGCGGCGGCGGTGAAAACGCTATTGCCGGTTTAGGAAATCTTTACTAAAGGAATTTGATATGAAACTTTTTAATGTTTTCAAAAGACCAAAAACAGAAATGACGTTACAGCAGGCGACCGCTAAAATTCAGGAACTTCAAACTTTCATCGTGGAATTTCAAAAGAGTTATGCGGCGGCTATGGCGCCGGATTATTCAAAGACAGCTAATCCATACAACACTAAAGAAACACAAGTACAAGAACTATTAAAGAAATACGACGGCACGACTACTAAAGCCGGCAAAGAACTTGTACAAAGAATCATAAACATAACAGCCGCGTTCACACTTCCGAACGGAGTTGATTTATGTTTGTCTGATGAATTTAGCGCGCAGTTTGACAAAAGCGAAGTTGACACAACAGCAGACGAACCGACAGGCGATACAAATATCGACGACGCGTCAGTCGAAGACGAAACGGCAGAAGCTGACGCAAAGCCTGAACTTGATTATATTCGCGCGTTTCTTGATGAAAACAATATCAATCAGGGCAACGCGTTAAAGTTTGCACAGGACGCGAACTTACAGGGCGGTATCGCTTTTAAATTACAATGGACAGCGAATCCGGCTGTTGATGTTAAGCCTGTACAGCAAGTCGCCGGTCAGATTGTGCCGACTGAAACAGGAAAAGTCAAAATGACATATCTGCCGTGGTTTGAAACGAAATGGTTTATTATTCCGGCTGACAGCGAGTCGAACTTATGCCCGCCATTCAAACTCAAATACAAACAGCTTACACTTAAAATAAACGACACAAGTATTGAGTGGATAGGCGGCGATTATGCAGAACTGGAAGAAAAGAATTTTGTCTTCTTGAATATCAATGACCAGCTTGGCAAACATATCGGTATGCCGCGACTTGGCGTTATATTGACGACATTGGAAGAACTGTCGGAAGACTTGTCGGACTGGCGAGTATTAAACAAACTGTTTGCACACCCGACGCCACACTTCAAATGTAACAACGCCGCAGAAGTATCACAGATAAATACTTATCTGAAAAACACCGGCTGGCGTGTAGGTACTGCTTTGGCAACGACCGGCGAATTTAAGCTTATTTCACCGCAAGGTACAGAAGTTACATACTTGGAACAAGGCATTATCACGAAAATAAAAATCGTGTCCGGCGCAACAGGAATCAACCCGCATTTTATGGGCTTTCCTGATTTACTGTCGAACAGGTCAACGGCTGATTCAATGGGTGAACCGACAGAAGTCGTAACAGCCGGCGAAATTGGTTTATGGGAAAAGTTTTATGAGTCTTTGTTTGACAAAGTTATCGACTTACGAAACGAAAACAACGCGGGCGGCGTAGCATTACGACGCGGTATCGTAAAGCCTAAACTTGTGCCAATGTCTGACCGTCAGTGGGAACAGTTAAAATCATTCTGGCTTGAGGCTCTTAAAAACGGCGGTATTTCACTTGAAACGTTCTTGGCTCAAATTCCAAAACTGGACGTCAAGTCTGAACTGAACAAAATCAGAAAAGAGTCAGACGCAAAGGCCGCGGAACAGGCGGCACAATTCGACTTACAGGGAATTGACCAGTCTATCGCGTCGGGCTTCAATGGCGGTAAACAACCCAAAAATAACGGCAAAGAAGACGACAACAGTCAATAAATAATTGACGTTTTAACGTAAACGTATTTGTCAAATACGTTCAAATACGTTCAAAAATCACTTAACTATTTTTGCGGAATTTTGCGGTAGTATGATTTTGGTATGATTTTGGTATGAAACTAACGAAACAGCAAAAACGAATACTTTACGAAATACCACGCGAACGCGCTGAAAAAGAACTGTCTGTCATTCAGGATGATATACTTGAAAGTCTGATGAAACAGGTCTGGGCGCGTATTCAGTCCCGCGACAGTCAAGTCATACAATCAAAGACCACAGAACCCTTGAAAATCGACATACGCCTTGCGCTGGCGTATCGGCGCGCTGTCGTTCGTATGATTCGACAGTACATAGACAATGGACGTCGTATCGCGTCTATAAGGCGTTTGGCGTATAGACAAAAACACAAGACACTTTTACGCGGGCTTAAACTTAAAGTTAAAGAATTTCAATATTTAGAAAACGACATTACAAACGCATACGCGATACGCGGCGCAGTATATTCAAAGTGGATTGTCGAAAAAGTCAATAAATGGGCTGACGATATGACAAAGGCGCGGTTTAGATATACCATCGACCGCGCGCGCGATGTTATGAAAAGCGGCATAGTAAACGGTTATACGCGTAAACAAATGCGCGAGGCTATGCTTACACGTTTTGCTAATTACAACAAATACGAACTTGACCGCGTTATCACGACAGAATCAACACGCGCCATAAACATCGGCACGTTTAAAGACGAATCCGACGACCCGCTTGTTATCGGCTGGACTTGGCACGTCAATTATGTCGGTTGTGAAGTATGCGACGCAAAAGAGGGAACGTTCATTCCAAAAGGTACAATATCAGGCGACGACATACCGCCGGCACACCCTAATTGCGAATGTACGCTTGAGCCGGTATTTGCGACAGAACCGCTTGCGGCTGAATATCTGGCACAGAATCCAGACGCGTCGCCTTTCGCAACAGAGCCGGTAAAAGACGCTATATTATCGCAGTTGACAGGTCAGGACGCCTTTGAAAAACTTCCTAACGATTATTCTGAATTGGAAAGTACAGCTAAAAACAGTTATCACTTAAATAATGAAATGAAGTCAATATATTCAAACGCTATGGCGTTCGACGATGAACACGTCAAAGAAGTTTTACGCCGTTTGAATATGACTAAAGAACAGGTATTGACAAAGATAACAGAAGCGCGCCGATTATTATTGACCGCAGAGGATTCAGTTGTCGAACATTTCAATTTATCAGCAGACAAATTCAAAGTCAGACGCGAACGTCTGCACAAACGAATTGCGCAGGCTCTTGTGAACCGTGTTGAAAAAACAGCCGGCACACCTACGCTTTTAATGACTGGCGGTTTACCCGGCGCGGGTAAGTCTTCAATTATGCGTTCGTCTTATTACGCCGGCTGGAAACAAAAGTATGTACATATCGACAGTGATTATATTAAACGAGTATTGGCGCGCGCTGACGGTTATAGACTGACTTGGCGCGCTAAACTGTATCAAAAAGAAGCTGACGCGGTTATTGCTGAAATAACGAAACGCGCACAAAAAGCCGGTAAAAGTGTGTTGTTTGACGCAACAATGAAAAATTCAGAAGAGGCAATGAAAGTGTATAACGCGTATTATGCCGCTGGCTATAAAGTCGAAATAGCTTTTGCAGATTTACCGCCTGAAAAGTGTGTACAACGTGCCATTGCGCGTTTTCTGGGCAAAGAAAAAAGGTTTGTTGACCCGGTTTATGTTGCGTCGCACGATTCTCGTAATATCGCCACTTTTAACGAACTTAAAAAACAAGAGGGCGTTGTATGGAAGCACTGGGACACTGATATTCCGCGAGGCGCAGAAGCCAAACTGATTGCGTCAGGCGGCAAAGAACGTTTCGACATAATAGAAAAGCCGGACGAAGTTTTAAAGAAATTTAGAACGTCAAATTCTTGGCAAAAGTCTTTGACCGCAGAACAAAAAGACGCGCTTCAAAAATACACCGACGTACAATACAAGGCGATACGCGCACCTTACGAAAATATTGCCGCTGGACGCTGGAAAATGGAAGACGTTTTGAAAGACCCGAAAAAAGTCGAAAATATGAAAAAAGCTGACTTGATAGAAAAGGCTCTTGCGCGTGCGCCGAAGTATGAAGCTGAAATATATCGCGGTGAAAAATTCAGTAAGGTTTTCGGCGAAGACATTGACCCAGTGAAAAAGGCCGCGTATGAAAGATTATTAGGAAAGTTTGAAAAAGGCGGCGTCATAGAGTTGGATTCTTTACGTTCGTTTACCAAAGACCAGCATATTGCAAGAAGTTTTATGAAGACTGACCAGCCGACAAAAGGCAGATTTTTCATTACGATAAAAGACAGAGCGCCGAAAGTAAGCGGCGAAGTTACGGCGTTTTCGACGTATTCAATCGAAAAGGAAATACTTGTCGGTCGAACGAATAAATATCGCGTTGTATCGTGCGAAAAGGTTGTTATCGACCAGACAGATAATTATTATCACAATGTAGTATTGGAAAATATATGAGCGATTTTGAAGACGAACCGACAGACACAACATATTTAACCGAAGACGAAGCGAAGATTTTTCGTGAACAGCAAGGCGAACTGGCAAAAGCTGTACAGGAACAAGACGAAGAAAAGATTCGCGAAATAGACCCCGGCGAACACGACAGCGTATCGGCTCTGAAAATGTCGCGTGTCATTGAAAATTATCATAAGTGCGAAGATTGCGCGCATTTACGCGCGAACGGAAAGACTTGTAAGGCATACCCTGACGGCATACCCACGCGTATTTTGTACGGCGAATTTGACCATATTTTACCGTATGCCGGCGATAACGGAATAAACTGGACAGCAAAAGAAAAAATTTTTCTTGCATAATTGCCGATAAAGATTGTATAAGGCTATTGAAAAAGGACTTTTATGGCAAATTTACCGTTTAACGTTAGACGAAAAGACAGTTTCGTTCAAATAGCTTGGCTCAACGAATATAATCGTTGTCTGGATATGGGTATAGAACCGACAGCGGCGGTTTTGTCTGCTAATCGTTTACTTGACCGATATAATGAAGCCGAAACGCAATATCAAAGACAAATGAACACGCGTTATCATAAAGTTTTATTGTCTGCGTCTGTTTCGGAACTGGCACAAGCTGACTTGTCTATGATACCGGCAAATTTGTTATCGCATATCAAGAAAATGGATAAACACCCATTCTTTGCCGTATTTAAAATCGGAACAGAGGGAATTTCAACCGGCGCAGGAATAAAAAAGGTCTGGTCGTTCGGCTCGATTAAAGAACTGGCGAACCGCGTTTGCGACGGCTTTGCAAAGATTTTTCATTTACATTCAAACAAACCAGACGACCAGCGAATACCGCTGGGCGAACTGATTCACGGCTTTGTCAAAAAAGTCGGTAAAGGACTTGAAGCGTATGCCGTCGGTTATATCAAAGACGAAGACACACGACAGAAAATCAAAAACGGCGAATATGATTTATGTAGTATTGAGGCCGAAGTATTGTTTTCGCGATTATCACAGGCTAAAGAGTGGTTTATTGACGGAGTAAATAAATTGACCGGTCTGGCTTTGGCAAATTCACAGACTGGTGAAAAATCAGGATTTGACGGCGCGGGCGTCGTTGCCGTTATTCAAGAATTAAACAGCGGAAAGGTTACAGAAATGGCAGATGGAACAGAAAATCAAGGCGGCAAAGCCACAATACCCGAAATCGACTTGGCTTTGGTACAGGTTGCGATTGCACGAAATAATTGGCGTCCTGAACAGTTATTTAGAAAAGACGACATTTTGTCTTTGGACTATGTAAAAAATAGTATTGAAACTGCTCGCGCTGACGGCAAAAAGGAAGTTGAAACAAAAGTCAAACAGCTTGAAGAAGAACTGACGCCGTTTAAAAAACGTGAGGCGGCTTCTGCGGCTGAAAATATTGTTTTACAGTCCCAGCTTTTGACAAATGCCAGTCAGAAGTTGAAAGACTACGTCAAAACTCGTATCAAGGACTTTGTCGATGTTACAGGGCTTGACGAAGCCGCAAGAAAAACAAAAATTGACGCCGCGATTCAGGCCGAACTTAAAATCGTCAATGACCTTAAAATCACGTTTGGCGATGAAAAGCCGGCCGATGGAAAGAATCAGGACGGCAAACAAGACGGTAAAAAAGACGGTCAACAGCAAAAAAATACAGACCCTAACGATATGACCGTTGCAGAAAACAACGACTTAATACCGAAAGATGAATAAGGCACTTACTTCGCGTCAGCGTCGTATTCTGCTTGTCGTTCGTCAGAACGATTAAACGTAAAGAACTGAATAATAATTTTTTTTGTGAAAGGTAACAAAAATGAGTGCTTCACTTACAGAGTTGTTTAAACTTCGTTGCCCGCTGTCGGAATGTCGCGCAATTAAGATTGCGAAAGGCGTTGCTATGGGCGGCGCTATTACAGCCGGCACAGTCAAACAGTTTGGCGATTGCTTGGCGATTGCCGTTGACGACGTGCCTGTTGACGTTAGTAATAATTCGACAGTCGAAAGCGTATGGGTTACATACGCGCCAAAAGTTGAGGTTGCGAAAGTCGCACACGCAACAGCTCGACCGTGGGTCGCCGGCGACGCGTTGTATTACGACGGAGTCCAGACGGCATTTACTGACCTGTCAACCAATCTTGCGCGTTGCGGTTTTGCAATCGAAGCGGCTTTGTCCACAGCGACAAGCGGCTTGATGTGCTTCATCGGCGACTTGATTGCACCTGACATTACAACAGCAACAGCATAATTGGCTGTCTGTTGAAACGGTAAAGAAAATTTGAAAAGGTCTGACGCGTAGTAAAAACAGAAAAACATTTTTTAAAAGGACAACAAAAATGAACAGAATATTTAACCCAGCCGCTTTAGCTGGCTTGAATCTGCGAACACCGGAAGGACATAAAAAGTTTTTCGGCGCAATTCAGGCTTATGCAAAAGCCGAATCCGAAAGAGCAACAGCTTTTATCGGTAAAATTAAGGAATTGGCGACAGCGTCGCAAACTCCTGAAATGGTTGCGGGTGCGTTTTCAAAATTTGATGTCGGTCGCGGCGACGTTGACTTGGCGTGGAAACTTTTCTTTGAGGAAATTCCATCGGCTATGTTGCCCGGCGACAATTTCACCCTTGTCGATATTAAGAACGCAGTAACGTTCAAACGTATCGGCGTCGGTGAAAAAATCGAATATCAGTCAATTTCTGGCTCAAGCGCGGCCGTGTACTTCGATACATTCGGCGCCGGCTTACAGATACCGGAAGCGTGGTATCAAGACCAGAAATTCTGGCAGATTGAACAGGCCGTTCAGGAATATAATCTTGCGTGGTATGAAGACCAAGCGACGATTATGTACGCTCTGTTACACGGCACAGCCGCAGGCGGCAAAGGTTTTGTCGCTGGTATTCCGAATCAGCAAGGTACAGGCTATCCAAACATAGTCTATAACACAACCGAATCGGGAACACTTGCAAAAGACGCCGCAACAATTAACGCCGGTGTTATCGCGTTACTTAACGAACTTAAAACGTTAGGTTTCAAAGTAACAGTATCGACGCCTTTGGTATTACTTTGTAATATCAATATGTTTGACCGTTGTCGTGCGGCTCTTAATGTCGTTCGTAACGGCTTCTACACAGGCGCGCAACCGATAACCACAAATATTCAGCTTGCCACGACCTTAAATCTTGGCACAGCTTCGACGTGGAATAAATCGGGCACAGGCACGGCTTCGGCTTCACAAATTCCGCTGGGATATTTGGGCGTGCCGGGTCGTAAGTCGGTATTCCTTAACAAAATGCCGCTGACTATTTATCCGCCAGAGTTTAAGACTGACACGTTCGCGACACTTGTCGCCGCGTGGGGTCGTTATGGCGGCGCGCTGAACAGCGCACAGGTGAAACGTTTGTTATCCGCTGACTAAAAAACAGTGGCGACCATTTCCTGCGTATAGGCGTTCGTTCACGCGGACGCCTATTTTAAAATTTTAAAGAATTCTGAAAATGGCTAATGAAAAAAAAATAAACAGTGAAACCGACGAACTGTCAAAGATAATAGACGACGCGACAAAGAACGCTGTAATAAACAGCGCGGAACAGTCTGCGCCGATTGCTTCGCCGGAAGACGTGGAAAAACCAGCAGACGAAACAAAAAAACCAGTTACAAAATTTATTCCTAATCCAGACGTCAAAACTAAAAATCTAAAAGGTTTCAAAACGGTATCAGACGTACCACACGAAACCATAACAAGATAGGTGTAATATGCCCGCACTTACAACATTTATTACAATAGCTGATTTTAAAGCACGTCTTGAACTTCTTGCAACGAACGAGGCGACCAGTCTGACAACAACGGAACAGACTGTCGCGCAAGAGGCTTTAGATAACGCGTTTCGTACATTAAAACAAATTCTTGTACGACGCGGTTTTTCAGTTGAACAATTTGAAGACTGGGCGCAAGGTCGTGAATATCAGCTTTCACAGGCGATTTATTTTTATGGTCTGGCCGTCGGCTGGGATAAGAATATCGACCCTGACAAAGTATCGTGGTTAAAAGCGTATGACAAACGAAAAGAGTGCGAAAGTATCGCTATGTTGTTAAACGATGGAAGCGTCGCAACAGCAGACGACGACGGCGTTTTACCTGACGGCGGCGCTGGATTTGCCGCAGTTGATTTACAAACCATTAACGACGATTTAGGAATTTAAGAATGGGAACGACAAAAGAATCAAGTCCGAAAGCGTTAGTAATAAACAAGCTGAAAACTCCGAACGCGGTTGACTGTAAAGACAAAGAAATTCTTGTTGTCTATCCGGCAGACGCGAAAGTTGCGATTCTTGAATACGCGCTTTTCGATGTTGTAAGTATTGACGAAAATTGTTTTTCAGCAATACAGAAAAAAAATCTGTCTGACGGACAAAAATTGTTATGGCCTTTTGGTCGCGATATGTTTGCGAACAAAGACGCATTACAAAACGGCTCACTGTCTGTCGGCGATATAACGAAAGGCTAAAAAATGGCAACACGTTATGTTTCAATTAACGGCACACAGTCTGTCAATTATGCAAGCTGGGCGGCTCTTGCGGCGGCTGAAACAAAAGACCTTGTAGCAAATACCAGAATACTTGACGTCGAAATCGGCGCGGGTAATGCCGGCGTAATACTTTTGTCTGGCTGGACGACAAGCGCAGATTATTATATCAACATACACGTTACACCCGCGGCAAAATTCACAGCTTCGGACATTATATCTGCGGCAGCGGCTATGTCAGCTAAAGCGTCAAGAGCGCATATTTACATTGACGGTACAGCCGTATCTTTGGCGGCTTATAACGTCGTAATTGACGGTCTTTTTGTAATATCAAATTCGACAGATTATGGGGCGTCAGAATGGGTTATCGGAACAAATTCACCGGCGATAATTGAAAATTGCGCGTTTGTTCAAATAGGACTTGCTACTGACGGCGCTGATTCTGCAAACGGTATTTATACCGGTAAAGGTTTTACCGGTAGAATTGTGAATACTTTTGTGGCGGCGTACTGTACAGTTGACTTTACAAATGGCGTTACTTGTTTTGACGTGAATTGCGCCGCGGCAAATAACGCCTTGATAAACTGTACGGCATATTCAGATTTAGACGACAACATCGTCGAATTGGTTGTAATGAAAAACTATGCGCGGGGCGTGAATGTTTTGACTTGTACTGCCGGAACTTCTGCAAAGTGTTACGCGTCTGACGGTAACGGTCTTGCCTATCTTTACAATTCAATAGCGACAGACAGTACAATAACTGACGTTTTTGTATCAAACTTTATGAATTGTCTTGAAAACGTCGTAAAATCGTCGCTGTTTACTTCTGACGTCGGAACGTTGTCAGCGTCAAGCCCAGCCAGAAAAATCGGTCTAACGAACGCCTACGCGTCCACAGACGCGTTTACACAGACGCGTATCAAGTTTGATATTGGTTTTTATCAAACTTTACTGATAAACACGGCCGATTTAACGACGTTTTTTAAAGATATTGGACAGATTATCAGGTCTGCTAATCAATACAAGACACTTTTTAGCGACTTAATACAGGTCGGTTCAACATTAAAACAGAATCAGTTTAATTCCGGTTTGTCGCGGTTTCAGATTTTATCTGACTTACTCGGCGACGATATGTCTGCCGTTTCGTCGTTTGAACAGTGGGCAAAAACTGCGGCACAAAGAATTTCAACATACTTACGCGATTATGTTATTCCCGAAACAATGGACACCGGCACAAGCGATATTGACGCGCTTGAAGCGTTAGACTATTGGCTTTTGAAAAACAGTTACAAAGTAAAAGGTATTTTACTGACTTCAAATTATGAAGTGGACAGTAGAAACACCGGCGTACATACTTTGGAAAGTATAGTTTTGCCGCAAATACTTGACACGCAGATTATCGAATTGAAATGTATCACGGCCGACAGCGCCGACAGCGAGGGTATTTGGCAAGTTTCAGGCTCGAACTATGGCGACTTTGGTACGACAGCGACAACAGGAACAGCTTACGAACACGACAGCGGTCTGACGTTTACCATAACGCGCGACGGTACAAACTATGCCGCTGTTGATGATAAAATATATTTGTTTGTATCAGCTTCGGCAGACGTAGTTTTTCAGACTTATATGCGCGATAACTTTGATTTTGTGTTTACTCAAAATGACACGACCGGCGCGGAAAATATCCTTGATTCGTGGGCGGCATAGAAAACCGAAAAGACCGGAGTCTATGACTGACGACGATTTGGAATTTATTAAGGCTGTCGATAAGCAAAGACAAACAGTCGGATATAGACCTTTGACTTTGACTGAAATTTTAGAAGTATTAAAAAAACTTGGCTGGAAAAAATGAGCGAAACCTTTGCAATAAATCTTAATACAATTAAAAAAATGGCGATTGCCACAAAGGAACTTCGCGCAAAAGTTTTACGTTCTTGGACTGCGTATATGCTTCGTGTTACGCGTGAACGTTACAGAAGTCAGACGGCGCCAGACGGCTCACGATGGAAAGAAACTGTTTGGCGTCCGACTGATATAAAATCAGAGCGAACAAATAAACAGGGTATAAAACAACAGGTATTTTCAGATTTTACCGGAATGAAACGGAGTAAAAAAGGAAATCTGACAAAAACAAAAATGTTTTCAGACCGTCGCTGGGTACGAACTCTTTACGGACGCGGCGATTTGTTTCGTTCAATAGTTTCGTTTACGACAGGAAATCCGAACGTCGTCGGTATTGGCTCAAATTTGATTTATGCAAAGACAATGCAAGAGGGCGCGCGATTTACTGCGACGACAAAACAATCTTTTTTCTTATTTTTAAACGTGTTTTCGCGACAAAGTACAGAACGTCGTTTTTCTTGGCATTATCATATCACAATTCCAGCAAGACCGTTCTTGGGCTTTTCTGACGACGATAAAAACAAACTTGGCGATATTGCCGAAACGCACTTAACAGGACTATGAAAATGACAGAAATCAAACTTGCTTTTGCTCACTTATCGCCGTTTTTTTGTGCGGCTGTTACGGAACATTTAAACGGTTATCAGCCATCACAAACAGGCGCAGACATATTACAATATGGCGCGCTTGGTCTTTGCGCTTTGATGGTCGGTTGGCTATTTTTCAAAGACTATAAGAAAATGAAAGAAGACGCCATAACCGAAAAGGACAGAGCCGCACAGCAAAAGGCTATATATGAATCGCACCTGAAAGAACGTCAGGAACTTGTTTCGTCAATACGTCAGGAATTGGCAACGCGCGAACGTATGTTAAACTCAATGTTCAATATATGTAATAGAATATGTTCGACGTTACACGAACGCCCCTGTCTTATAAAGTCTGCCGCTTTTGACCCAGAAAAAAAAGATTCAATTTGTGAATTGAATATAAATGAAAAACAGGAAAACAGTGAAAGGAATCAGTAATGAAAAATGTAATTAAAAATGTTGTGTTGTGTGTGTTGTTTCTTATTGGCGTTTTATTGATTGTCGCGGGATGTATGCCGTTTCAGGAAAATATCTGGCCGGCAAATGCGCCTGTATCGACAAAAGCATACGTCAAAGCTGTTGACCCTTGCGCTGCGGCTGAAATTAAATATGGTAAAAATTTTCTCGGATACGAAAGTATCGCCGGTACGCAACAGTGGGCTTTAGCTATGGCTCGCGCGCACGCTAAAAAGCAAAATGAACTTGTCGCGGAACTGAATACTGACAGCGCATTATACGCACTTGCAAAAAATGATTCTGTCAATCAGATTAAAGCCAGCTTGGACGAAATGAATAAATGGACAGGCGAAAACGGCATACTGTTCGGCGTCGGCGGTCTTCTTACTGGCGGCGTAGTCGGCGGTTTAGGTATCAGAAAAATTATGCAAAACGTGTTGTACACGAAACAGGAAGTTGACGCCGAAAAACAAATTGTACAAGTCGAAACGACCGCAAAACTTCAAAAAGAATGGTGGAATAGTCTGGAAGTTTCGCAGGAAGTAGGCGAACGTGTCAGGTCTGCTTTGGTCAAGGCCGGCGTAATGAAAACTATGCCGATAAATGAAATTGAGCAGATTATAGCTGACGAAAGAAAAATTGCAGTTTCAGAAGTTTAAAAACAAATATGAATTTATTTCCTGTATTAAATGCTAATTTATTGAGTTTGTCGGGCTTGTCTTATTCAGCCGCGTCGTTTGTGAAAATGACAGCAGCGAATACGTTTTCTCTGGATACAAATTCATATTCTCTGTCCAATCATAATCACAGTGGAGTGTATGAGCCTGCGTTTGGTTTTTCTGATTATTTTAATCAGGCGGTGAAAACGACATCAAGTCCAACTTTTTCCAACATCACAGATAGCGGCTTAACTTCCGGCAGAATACCTTATGCTTCATCTGGTGGATTGTTGACTGACAATGCAGGATTGACGTTTGATGGAACACGACTACGAAATACAGGTTATATTTATTTTGACGACACCTACCATAATATTTTTTTGGGGTTGCAGGCAACACCCACGGCAACCGGACTGTATAACGTTGGAATTGGTAACGGCTGTTTGGCATCGCTTTCTTCGGGTGGCGGCAATTTTGCTATCGGCAGTTTAACACTCACGAAGGTAACGTCAAGCAATTATAATGTAGCTATAGGCTATACAGCACTGCAATATAACACCGCAGCCGAAAACGTTGCGTTAGGCCGAGCAGCTATGCAAGGTGCTGATGGCCAAAGTACAGGTGCTCGTAATGTTGGAATAGGTGATGCCGCGTTAAATGCACTCACAACTGGTTCATTTGATGTGGGTATTGGTTATAATGCAGGCGGTGCAATAACAACTGGTCAGCATAACGTTTTGCTCGGCGGATACGCAGGCGACCATTTGCAGACAAAATCTTACAACATAGCAATCGGTGGTTATGCGTTGCGTACTAACGCTACGGGCGGCCACGGCAATATTGCAATAGGATATTTTTCAGGTTATTCTGCTACTGGCGGTTATAACATATTTTTGGGATACGGTAGCGGCTCAAAACAAACAACAAATTCTAATTTATTTATTGTTGACAATGTTATTCGTGCTGATGTAGCGACCGAACTTACAAACTCAATGCTTTACGGCGTTATGGCCGCAGCACCGGCGAATCAGACACTACGTATAAATGCGATGCTGACACTATCGCAAATCAAAAGTGGAGCCACACAGGCGGCGGCAGGTGCGGCGGCAAGTGAACTATGGAAAACATCGGGACACGCAAGTTTGCCTGATAATGTAATTATGATTGGAGTCTAATCAATGACAAAAGAACAAATTTATTCAGAAATTGGAAAACTACTTTGTGAAAAAGCTAAAATGATAACTCAAACAAATGCAAAGGTTGCTGAAATCGACAGGCGAATGAATGATTTAGCGACTATTGTAGAAACGGCGAAAGATGGCAAATGAAGTAACATATTATTTCCCGACAGGAAGAACATTAACGTTTACGGCCAAAAAATCTGATGGTACATTACGCGGCGACGCTAATCAGTCTATGTCAGAAGTATCAACAGGCTTTTATACCGCAACTCCGACAACCGCACTTGTCGCAGGCGACAAAGTATCTGTAAATGATTCCGTACTCGGCTTAATTGCACAAGGTGAATATCAGCCAGAATCACAATTTGACGTCGAAAGTATTATAAACTCAATCAATTTCAAACTGAATGAAATTTGTTTAAGTCTTTTACAACCGTCAATTAAAAATTTACAAAACAGTGTGAATACAGACGTGAACTTTCAGAATCAATCTGTTGTAGATAATAATATTATTTTGCCGATTCTGTCGCGTCTTAAAAATGTTACTAATCAATCTATAAACGGATAGGTGATATATGCCGACTGTACCGATACCGACATTAAATTCAATTACAAATAACGGCAACGGAAGCGTAACGTTAAATTTTGAAACGTTATATCCTGTTGAAGTGTATTATCGTAAAAGAAAAGAATTTACAACAACACAGTCAACGGCTGAAAGCGAATTACAATATATCGACGTTAGAGGAAGTATTTCGCCTGACGCAACAGGCAAATATTATTTACAAGACGGCGATAAATGGTCGTATCCGTATTATAAATGCGAAGACAAAGAATTTTATATCGCTATGAACTCCGTAAATTCATACTGGCGAATCACCGCACAGCCTGACGTAGAAGAAGACAATCACTGGGGCGGCAACAGCCCTGTCGGTGTATTTTCGCCGTACAATGGCGATGTTTCGGGCGACGCGTCTGCGTATGGCGTTTATAATCACACAATTACAGGATTGTCGGAAAATGAAATTTACGAATTTTATATTCATTGCGTTTGGGACGCAATGAGTATGATATATTACTCCGAAAAAGTCATTACAAGTTTTTTAGTTTTAAATGCCGGTCAGGATGATTTTTATAAACTTCTTGCCGCGATTATCGCAGATATACAGGCGCTTTCAATAGACACAGAGCCGGTTTTTAAACTTGTCGGGTCGTTTGTTGACCACGATGTTTTGACTATGCCGACGCCTTGCTGTTGTGTATGGCCTTATGAAGACTTGGACACGCCGCAAGGCATAACAAGTCTGTCTGCGTGGAATGAATATCAATTTGAAATTGCACTTGCAATCAAGGGCGACAAAGGTAATGATGTACTACGGCGCGCGTTGTTATATCGCGGTGTATTGAAACGATTCTTTATGAATCCTGTAAATACTGCCGATTATAGTAATGTAGTAAGCGGCTTTAATTCGCTGTCGATTGAAAGTCGCGGCGTTGAAGTTACCGACAGAACGGCAAACGGAGTGTTTTTCTTTTCGACCGGTCTGACGATAAAAATTAAATGTCAAAATAATTTTGCCTAATCGAAAGGAACTAATATGTCTGGCGAAGCAAATTTAGGAACGTTGTCATATTTGACAATATCAAAATCAGATACACACGTCGCGTCAACCGACGGCGTCGATTTACAGTCTGAAAATCTTGTTACTGAAAGACCGTTACTTGAAGTACCGAATTTGAACGGCTCACGCGAACGAAATACAGCACTTGAAAACGTTATTGCGCGAATCACGCCCAGCGGCACGTTTTCATTTTTGCCGCGTTCTGTACAACTTAATTTGTTGGCTGAACTCTTATTGGGCGGCGGTTCATCTGTCGCGGGCTGGTATCCGACTTCCAGCGCAACACTGACGCCGGTATATGTAAATGTCTGCAAAGCAAACGCGAAAGTTACAACGAATTTATACGCCGAACAAATTTTAGGCGTGATAAACGAATTGACTTTGTCGTCGCAACAAAATGGCGCATTACAGGCCGAAGTCGGTCTGGTCGGCAAAACCTCGACACGCGTCGCGGGCGTTACTCCGACGTATGCAAACATATCAGGAAAGTCGCCGTTTTTACATAGTCAGCTTGTAGTATCAGGCGACTTGGGTGCGCTTGCGCCGTATTCGATGAAACTGTCAATGAAAAATAATGTCAATGAGGAAGGATATGCCAATTCAATGACGCGTCAGTTTATCGAAAACGGTCAGTTTGAAGCTGACTTGGAATTGGAAGTAAACTTCAATGACACGACATTACAGCTTATCAAGGACAAGTATGAGGAATCAGCAATAACAGGAATCAAGCCGGTCGTTGTCGTTACGATGGTTTATACTAATGTCGGCGAAAGTAATAAAACGCTGACAATAGTATTCTGCGGGACGTTGGACAGCCCGCCGCCGACAATGTCAGGCCGCGAAGCGCAAAGAACTACATTGAAAATAAAAGGCGGCAAGGACGCGACGCACAACACTGTTAAAATTACGGTGGCTTAATGAAACACGGCGGCTATGGCAAAGTACGACTTGATAAGTACAAAAAGAGTATGAAAAGAAAATACAAGGGGGCTGTCAATTCAGCCCCTTTATTTTTGTTTTTCTTGGCGTCATTGTTTCAAGACCCACCGTCCTATTGTTCGGGTAAAAGCGTCAATTATATTACGACTGTTTTAATAGACAATAGCTATTCAAGACAAAAGTCGTACTTGAATTATGACAAAAATAGACTGTTTCGACGAAAGACAGGTCGAAATGGACTGTTTGACAGACAAAAAGCTGTCGTAAATGACTTATAGCGCGTTTAAATTGACAAGGGTATATCAAACATCATATTTTTTAAAAACTTCTTATAAACGATTATGGAAAGGATTTTTACAATGGAAAACGAGACAAACGAAACGGAAGTCAACAGTGTACAAATGCCCGAATGTTGCGGTCGGCATACAACTCTCAATTTTTGCTCAAAATGCGGGAATCAGTTGAAATGTTGCGGGAGAATTCTACCGGAAAATTCACAGTATTGCCCAGACTGCGGCAAACCGGTCAGAATGAAAGCAAGACAGTCGTGGAAAGTCAGTCCGGCCAATGGCGCGAAGTACGCATATTATGACGGTAAAACTTTCAGATTTGACGGAGAAGTTTTCGAGACAGATAGAACGCCTCGAATTATGTTTCAATTTTCGCCGCTTGGTTCTGCAAAGTATTCAACTATTCAGGGCAAAATTGCGACAATTAACAACTCAAACAATATGCAACAGTCTGAAAAGATGGAACGTATCAGGTGCGTTTACATTGACACAATCGTCAGTGCCAGTATGACTTGGGATTTAGTCGGCGCAGACGGTCTTGAAATAGCCGTCGATAAAGTAAAAATGGAAAACGTGGATTATTATATTCTCGAAAGAATGACCGAGGCGATAATGGCCGCGCCAGAATTACCGGATGAACTAATAAAAAACTAAGGCAGGGCGCGTATTTATTTTTTAACGCGCCCACACAATTCTTTGTGAAATGCGAAGATTGCCGAAAGTATGTATTGAAAGACGACGGAACGCCGTATATTGATAAGTGTACGGAAAAACCGCTTGAACGTCGCGACGCGCCAGATTGTTCTATTTTCGGATGTAAGAAAAACAGTATATTGAACGAAGCCGGCTTGTTGAAAAAAGATGAACAAACGTTTGAAGAATTTTTACCGACAGCCGATAGAATATTTAGAGACTACCAGACGGCGCGTGCTTTTGGAGTTTTACCAGCGTCAGGCGGTATTTGTAAACAAGACGAAAATTTGATGTGGCTTTTCAATATACTGTCAATCATAGAAAATGGCAGCGAAGAAAAACAAAAGTTTGAACTGGCGAAATTTCAAGCGACAATGTCAGCTATTAAAATGATAAGGTGATTTATGGCAGATAAAACAGTATCGATAACAATGAAAATAAACGACCTTGTGTCGGCGTCTGTTACAAAAGCACAGGCGCGTTTTGTTCAGCTTGGCGTTATTGGTACGCGAGCATTAAAATCAATTCAAGCCGCCGCCGCAAAAGCCGGCGGCTGGCTTATGTCAAAACTCGGCGCAGGCATAACAAACGTATGGCATAAACTTCAAAGTCTTG